TTTGCCCAAGACAAACGTGATGTAGTGGAAACTAAAGTACGTTTGGTGCGTGAAGCACGTGGTAAGTTAGAAAATCTCAAAGCACGCTTTGTAAAAGAAAGTGCTGAAAAAATGAGTCGAGCTGTTAGCCATCACTTGAAGGCTGAACTTAGTCAGTTACATGAAGACATCCAAGTTGCTCGCGAGAACAGCTTTGGTCGTCGTATTTTTGAAGCGTATGCTGCAGAATTTGGTGCCACTCATCTCAATGAGAAAGCCGAAGTTCGCAAGTTGCAAAACACCATCGCTGCAAGAGAACATCAACTGTCCGAGGCCATTAAACTCAGTCACAAGGCGAAAGTCTTGGTTGAGTCCAAGGAACGTGAAATACGTGTGATCCGTGAATCCAATGTGCGTCAAAACACATTAGACGATCTGCTTTCTCCTCTTAACGAAGAGAAGCGTGAAGTCATGCGTAATTTACTCGAAAGCGTGCAGACACCTCGTCTGAAAAACGCTTTTGAAAAGTATCTACCAGCAGTATTAGCTGAAGGCAAATCTGTAAAAGCCCGCCAGGTGATTTCAGAAAATGTGTCAGAAGTAACTGGTAATAAAACTGCTCAGAGACAAGATGAAGATAACGCTGACAACAGCAATGTTATTGCCATCAAGCGTCTGGCAGGGCTTTAATTTAAAGGAGACTTAAATGTCACAACAACTATTAGAAGGCCGCTGGGATGAAACCAAGGAAGCCCTTCTTGAAGGCCTAAAAGGCAACAAGCGCACCAGCATGAACGTGATCCTCGAGAACACACGCAAGTATTTGAAAGAAAATGCAAGCTCTGGTTCAACTGGTTCTGGCAACATTGCCACACTTAACCGTGTGATTCTGCCAGTTATCCGTCGTGTTATGCCAACCGTTATTGCTAACGAATTGGTAGGCGTTCAGCCAATGACCGGACCTGTTGGTCAGATCCACACCCTGCGTGTGCGTTATGCCAACACAATGACTGACAACAGCACTGCTCAAACCAGTACTGCTGCTGGTCAAGAAGCATTGAGCCCATTCTTGATTGCTCAAGCATATTCTTCAGCATCTAGCGTTACAGCTGGTGTTGTTGATGCAACACAAAACATCTACAGTGGTGCTAACACATCAGTGCTTGAAGGTTCTGGTGGTCGTCAGATCTCCGTGCAAATCTTGAAGCAAGCTGTTGAAGCTAAGACTCGTAAGTTGCAAGCTCGTTGGACATTTGAAGCTGCTCAAGACGCACAAGCTATGCATGGTATCGACGTAGAAGCCGAAATCATGGCAGCTCTGGCACAAGAGATTACAGCTGAGATCGACCAAGAGATCTTGTTGAGCCTGCGCTCGTTGGCAACAACTGAGTACACATACAACCAAGCTACTGTATCTGGTACAGCTACATTCGTTGGTGACGAACACGCCGCTCTGGCAGTTCTGATCAATCGTGTTGCTAACTTGATCGCCCAACGCACACGTCGTGGCGCTGGTAACTATGCTGTGGTTAGCTCTGCCGCACTCACAGTGTTGCAAAGTGCTACAACCAGCGCATTTGCACGTACTACAGAAGGTACATTCGAAGCACCTACAAACACCAAGTTTGTTGGTACTCTGAACGGCGCAATGCGTGTGTTTGTTGATAGCTATGCTAGCGACACTACACCTGTATTGGTTGGCTACAAAGGTAGTTCAGAAGCTGACGCACCTGCGTTCTACTGCCCATACATTCCGTTGATGAGCTCTGGTGTTGTTCTTGATCCAACAACATTCGAACCAGTCGTGTCATTCATGACACGCTACGGATTCATAGAATTGACAAATACTGCATCGTCTTTTGGCAATGCGGGCGATTATGTCGGCGAAATCGCGGTGAGTAACTTGTCTTTCTCTTAATCAGAGATTGGTATTTTACCAAATCAAAAAACCCACTTTGGTGGGTTTTTTGTTGGCTGTTAATTATTGCATGTTGTTCGGTAAATACATCAAAGGAAACTTGAACTATGGCTATTATTACTACACCTGGCGCTGGCGTATCACCGTACGAAACAACAACTACAACACCTACGGTGCTCCGTGCAAGTGCCGATGGCTCCACCGTGTCGACCAGTGCTGCTGCCGCTGCCTCTACAGTAACGGAACTTGCAGCGGCCACTGCCAACACATTAGTAGTAGTAAGTGGCCAAGCTGCGTTAAACAGTTTGATCACTAGTAATCAACCAGGTGTGTTTGAAGGAGCTAATGTTACTATCAATCTAGAAGAACAAAACTTCAATACTACCAATCAAGTCACAAGCACTATTAACTCTCCTTCAGGCAATACCGGAGAGATACAATATAATTCAGGCGCCAACAGTTTTGCCAGCGATGCTTATTTTACATATACCAACAGCAATGTTATAACTCCGGGTATCCGTACTAATAATTACTTATATGCCAATGGTGCGCCATTCTTGGCTGGTGGAAATGCTGCTATCGGCAATTTTGTGTTCACTGGCGATAACATGACCATTAGTGATAGTAATCAGACTATAAATATTACCGGTAATGGAACCGGTAATATAAATGTAACCGCCAACAGCACTAATACCTGGACCTTTGACAATGTAGGCAATCTAATATTGCCTGGCAACACCTTTGCTGTGAAATATGCCAACGGCGATCCTGTTGTGATCTCGGCTGGTGGATTGCCCTTGGCCAATGGCACAAGCAACATTGACATTGCTACAGCCAACGGCAATGTAACTATCACTGCCAATGGATCACCAACATGGACCTTTAATACAGATGGTAATCTAACATTGCCCACAGCTGGTAACATTGTAGGTGCTGTTAACATTATTGGCAACGGAGCAGGTAATTTAGATATTGTTTCCAACGGTAGAAACTGGAGTTTTAAGTCAGATGGCAACCTTGTATTGCCAATAGCCGGTAACATCGTTAACAACGGATATGTCTGGAACTTTGGTAATGACGGCGTATTAACTACTCCTGGAATATCGGGCGATATAACTGGTGCTAATCTAATTGGTACTGTTAGTATTTCGGCATCAGGAAATATATTTGGTAATAACATAAATTCCAACTACGATCTCAGTGCATTTGGAAATGTCTATGCTAATAGTGTAGCAATGGATTATTTGGTGTCAAGTGCTAATTTAGAGGTATCTGGAAGTGCAAATGTGGGAACTCTGAGCACAGTTGGATCAGTTAGTGCTACCGGTAATATCACCTCTCTCTCAGCAATGTATTCAGGCAACGGTGCTACTTCGCAATTACAAGTTGTTGCATTGGCTAATGTTCTCTTTGTAGGTGCAGATGTAGCAGAGGCTTATGTACAGGCTGCTATGATCAACACTGGAGGTAACGGTAGTTCTGATTGGGTAAGTTATTCCAACAATGGTAACACTGATCAAGGTTGGATTGATATGGGAGTCACTGGCAATACATTTAACGATCCAGATTATGAAATTACTGATCCAAACGATGGATATATTCTGGTTGAAGGTACCAATGTTTCTGGTACCCCGTTAGGCGGCAACTTGATTCTTGCCACGGGTAACATTGGTCTTGCTCATGATATTGTTTTTGCCACAGGTGGTTTTGCCCATGCAAACATCAAGGCTCGACTGATTGATTCCACTGGTGAGTTTAGTGTGGTTGGTAATATAGCGGCCAACAATCTCAGTGCTACTAATCTAGTGATTAACAGTATCACCAGTGATGATTCAACTTTTGTCACTATTGAAGATGGATTGAATGTTAATGGAGAAATTTCAGCAACTGGTAACATCACAGGCAATTACTTTATTGGTAACGGTAGTCAGTTAACTGGCATATTAGCCAACACCGGCAATGTGACCTTCAGAGACGAGATAGTGATAGGCACAGGCACAAGCAATCTCATCAGTGGATTGTATCTTGCACCCAGCAGTTCCAGCGCAAATGCCAATATGTACTTGCGAGTGCGAGGCAATATTGTTGACGAACCCACTCACATACATTTTGATACCGGCAACAATGCATACTACAATCAGTTTATTGGTGATGACAACAAATACATACAACTGGCCAACACCGGCAATATTGTTATCAACAGCAACGATGTGGCGGGTAATGCCGCACAATGGAACTTTGACACAACTGGTAATCTAACATTCCCTACAGGTAATTTAGTTATAATACCTGACTATGCTGCTGAGTCTAATGCGGCTATTATTTCATCAACGGATCATGTGTTAGGCCTAGTATCTACAGGAGTTAATGGTGGAGTTCAATCAGTTTGGGTAGAAGATGTTGCAAACATCTTTACCAGTAACACAGCGGCCGTGCGTGTGAGTCCTATATCACAAATAGGAAATGTTCAAATACAAACAGGAAACAACAGCAGCATAAACACATGGAACTTTGGTACCGATGGTAATTTAACCTTGCCCAGCAGTTTGATAGTGCCTGCAAATAGTATAATTACAGGCGAGGCCGGAAGCCCTGCTGCGAGTATCAATGGGTTTAACAACATTGATGCTATCGCATTCAGTGCTTCGGGCAATGTTACTGCTAACAATGGCATGTTTACTAACATCGTAAATGTAGCTAGTCACACCGGTGCAGTAGTATCAGTTAGTGGTAACATCACAGGTGGTAACATCTTGACAGGTGGATTGATATCAGCCACAGGCAACATCTCAGCTGGCAACTTGATTGTGACAGGAATCGTGGTTGATAACACCGCTAATCTTGACCTACAAACCACTGCTGCCAATGGTAACATTAATCTAATCACTGCTGGTACAGGTATTGTGGCCACTGCTGCATCATTTAGTGCTACGGGCAATGTCAGCGCCGGCAACTTGAATATAACTGGCAACATTGTTGACACAGGTGCGTTGACCATTATTACAGGCAGCAACGGTAACATTGCATTAACACCAAATGGTACAGGTAATGTTACCACAGGTGCCAATGTAAGCGTGACTGGAAATATCACGAGTGGTAACTTATCTGTAACTGGAAATGTCACAGGTACCACAGCCGGGTTTACTATAGGCTATCTCAATGTTCCACAAGTGGCATTCACTGGCGATGCTACCATTGCAGCAACAGACGCAGGTAAACACTACTATTCTACACTGAGCGCAGCCAATGTGTTGACCATAGCCAACAATACATCAGTATCCTGGGCAGTAGGCACAGCCATCAGTCTGGTCAACCGAGGCACAGGTAATATAACTGTGGCACAAGGATCAGGTGTAAGTCTGTACCTAGCTGGCAATGCCACAGCTGGAAATAGGACTGTGACCACATACGGAATGGCCACCCTGTTGAATGTAGCAACTAATGTATGGATGATCAACGGAACAGGAGTCAGCTGATGAGCGGTATAATGATGTCAATAATGAACAATAATGTTCTTGCTAGTTCATCAACCGAGTTAGTATATAACTTAGATGCTGCTGACTACGCAGCGTTGCCCGTGAATGATTCTACAGTGGCTGGTACAGGTGGCTACACTATAACAGTATCAAACTCCACTAGCAGACTAAGCTGGGGCAGTGGCAATGGCGGCGTGTTTACCATGTCAGGGGCAGGCGCCACAACCACAGACACCATGATTGGCGGACCCAACTGGGTTACAGGTCAGAGTTATAGTGTGTTCATGGCATATCAAGCCACAGCCACTGTAGCTGGTAGGTTGTTAAACACTAACAATGAAGCTAGCAAAGATTGGTTGATGGGTCTTTACAATGGTAATCCCAACACATTTTATCCCAATGGCGCAGTGAACTTGCCCGGTTCGGGTGCTGATCTTGTGTGGCATTTTGGGTGGGCCACATTAAATATTTCAACTGGTGTGGGACAACTTTGGATAGCCACAAACACTCAGCCAACTACATTCGCATACACAGCCACTAATGGCTCTTTTGGTGGGTTTAATCAGTTGAGATTGTTCAGCAGAGCCAGTGGTAGTGAAGTTCAATCTGGTAACATAGGATTTGTCAAAGTTTACAACGGTGTGTTGTCTACTGCAGAAATACAAAGTCTATACACAACTTATGCCGCAAGGTTTGGATATTGAACTTATTAAATGTAAAATACGGAACATTACTTAGGATAATATCATGGCATTAACAATCGGCAACGGAATCAGCATAGATGGTGGAATTACAATCCATCCAATAATTGGGCTAATAACTAATGGGCTGATATTAAATTACGATGCTTCAACATATTCAGGCACTGGTGATTGGATTGATGGAATAAGCGGTGTGCCGGCTGTTCCTACAAACACTCCGACCTGGAGCAGCGACAACGGTGGGGCATTTACATTAAGTTCTCCGTCTACCCAATATTTTACAGTACCTTGGCCTACATTCCAACCCACGTATACTATAGATATTTGGTTTAATTTTACTGCTAGTCAAGTTGGCGAAAGCCCTTGCTTGATTTCAGATGATTTCTCGGGCGCTATTAATTTTACTATTAATGCTGCTGGAAATTATATACTAACTGGATGGAATCCAGATAATTGGCCGGGACAATATGCCACAACTAATACTCCAGTTGAATTTACACACAACGGAACAACTTGGTATAATATTACCATGTCAGTAGGTGCCACTCAATACAAAGATTATATTGATGGTCAAGTGAGTTATGCTCCAGGTAATTTTGGCCCAGGTGGTACAGCACCAAGTGGTAGTGGTTCAGCACAGCAATTTTACATTGGCAAACGTTGGGATTTAACAGACACAGTAAATGCCAAAATAGCTGTAGTCAACATCTACGACAGGGCATTAACTGATGCCGAGGTTGAACAAAACTTCAACTATTATCAGTCAAGATTTTTTGTTTAGATCTTAAAAAAGTCCAGGAACTTGTGTAGTTTGTTTACTACACTATCCCAGTCGCCCATCCGAGGTTGACGGAACAGTCTGGCACTAGGGTACCAAGGTGAATCTTCACGCTTGAGTAACCAACGCCAGCAATTGCCGTAAGCATTGAGAGGGATCCACACAGGACGACCCATTGCTCCTGCCAAGTGTGCATTGGCTGTGTCTACAGATATCACAAGATCCAAGTGATGCATGAGTCCTGCTGTGTCTGCAAAATCTTTGATTGTGCCTGGATAGCATTCACCACCGGCATCTGTAATAATTTGTGATTCTTCGGGCGTGGATTCAACTGTTAAATTAATCCATTGATGTTGGGGATTGCGGCGAATCAAGTCGGCCATTTTTTCCACCGGCATGGCTTTGTGATTGTGTATCCATGAATCTTTGCGACCACTCCAACACACGCCAATTCTCATACGTTTTTTTGGTCCTAGTCTGTCTGCCCACTCTTGTGCCTTGGCAGGTTCGGCTGCAACATATTGCAGTTGGTGTGCAATAGTTTCTAATTTCAATCCAATAACTCTAGGTATACTCATCATTGAGATCCAATAGTCATATTCGCCGAGATCTTCGCCAGGTTCGTAAATACCAACAATATTGCCAGCTGGTGAAGGAAACAGTGTTTTAACACCGGAACTCAGTACCAATTTTATTTTGGCACCAGCTGATTGTAGGTTAGCTGAAAATCTCAAGAACTGAATCTGATCACCAAGTCCTTGTTCGCCCACAAGCAATATCACTTTATCTTTGAGATCTTCACCTGTCCATTCAGGTTTAGGTAGCTGTGGTTTAACACCTGCCATGTGCTCATAGCGCCAACGAGATTCATAATACGCCCACCCACGTTCATAATCGCCTTTGAGCAAGTAGGCAACAGCTAGGTTGAATTCAGCAGTGACATTTGACGGATCAATGTCTTGTGCAGCATGTAAAAACGGAATAGCACGAGCAGGATATCCCATTTCGCGTAGTACATTCCCGTAATTGTTGAATGCAGCACCGTGATTAAAGTCCTCACCTAACACAGCAGCATAGCATTTTAATGCCAGTTCTGGTTGGTGATTTGCACGATGTTGATTGCCTTGTTCAAGTAGTTGATTGATGTTCATGTGGATATTTAAGAAGTTTTTGCACCTGACTCAAAATATCTCACTATCCATAAATAAGTGTTGTACGCAATTCTGCGTCTTATGCGGTTTAACCCGCCGCGTAGCGACTAGAACTCGCATCGGACTTCTTTAAGGAGAAACAAAAATGGGACGTCCTCTAAAAATTCAAAAATACAGTTTAAATACTGGTGTTGGTAGCCCTGGCGCCGCTACCTCAGTGGATCTTGCTTATCCACCTTTCAGCGCACTGGATGTTCCAGTTTTTAATGCACCTACACAGACTCTGAATGCAGCACAATTCTTGGGAGTTGTTGGCGGATCACCTGCCACAAGTCAACCTAGTGCTACCTATCCTGAAGTATTGGCCGCAGTGAATATTCTATATCCCGGTGGCTCAAGCACTGGAGCAGGTGCTGGTCGAATCATTCGCCAGAAAGGCAATCACAAGTATTTGGTAGCGTATACTGCAAGTACAGTAGCCGATGGAAGTTTTACTGTGGGTCAAGCATATCAAATTGCTACTTTGGGTACTACTAATTGGCAAACAGTTGGTGCAGGAACCGGTAACGTAGCAGTTGGTGATATTTTCACAATTACCGCAGCGGATGGCGGCGGCGATGGTACAGCATACCCAGTGGGTGTGTGTATTTTGTCTAACACAGCATCTCCAGCAGCTGGTTTCATGAGCATTGGTTACGAATCTGGCGACAGTGCAGTTGCTTATGCTAGTAACCTCAGCAACAAGTGGGTACGTGACTGGACTGGTACTACTAATGACTACAGCGATTCCAACTTAGGCGAAGTTACCTATAGTGACGAACTTTACTATGTGGCCAACTTCTTCACAGACGAAGGCGGCGTTGCACAATCTGGTCTGGATACAGCCACTGCTACAGAAACAGTTTCTGGTGCACCAGATGGTTACATCCCGTTGGCAGTTATCGACAACGTTACTTCCTAATATTTAGGAACCTTGAATCCTCTCAGCTACATACTGGGAGGATTTTTTTTATGACCGTGGCATTTGTGTTGGGAAATGGGCAGAGTCGAACTGCATTGGATTTAACAAGATTTAAATCTCTAGGATCTGTCTATGGCTGCAATGGCCTATATAGAGATTACAAACCTGACTGTCTTGTGGCAACTGATCGTCCAATTGCAGAAGAAATACAACGATCTGGATACAGCAAGAATCATAGATTTTACACAAGAAAACCACTGTTAGATTTGGGTGCTCATATTGTTCCTAGAAAATATCATGGCAACAGTTCGGGTCCTATTGCATGTGCTATTGCTGCAATGGATGATCATGATCGTATCTATATGTTGGGATTTGATATGGGACCTAGTGCATCCATGAGATTTAACAATGTATATGCTGGTACAGCGTTTTATAAAAGTGCAGATGCTGCACCAACTTATACAGGTAATTGGATACGTCAAGTGGCCACATTGGTAAAAGATTTTCCAAATACTAAATTTATTCGTGTGTGCGGACCTACCACAGCAGATATCAAAGAGTTTAAAAATATTGAAAATTTTGAACATATAGATTTCAATACATTCATATATCGGTTAGATAGCTCAGACAGGCTATAACACCTAATCGCAGAGTCTGGTAAATACAGTAAGAGACTCTACAAATGACACAATACACCATTGATATTGGCGCAGTACCCGATGACGGACAAGGTGATCCGTTACGAACTGCCTTTAGTTACACTAACCAAAACTTTGATCAAGTTTTTGCTGCGGGCCCAGTGCTGAGCAATGTAGCCATAGCCAATAACACTATTCGCACTATTAATAGCAATGGTAACTTGATTTTATCTCCAAACGGAATTGGTAAAATACAAGTAACAAATACGGTGATCCCCAGTTGGGATAATGTGTATGATCTAGGTAGTCCAACTTTACGATTCAATTCAATCTATATCGGTTCTGGCGGGTTGAATATTCCAAATATTAGTGTAACTGGAAATATCACAGCCAACTACTTCATTGGCAATGGTAGTTTGCTAACTGGTGTCTCGGCATCTGACACTAACAAACTCAGCAATGGGACTAGTGCAATACTAGCAGCAGAAGTCAACGGAAACATCACAGTTAGTATCAACGGTGTTTCTAATACTGTAATATTCACATCACAAGGAATAACAACTAACTCTATTACTGCATCAGGCACAATATCAGCTACAGGTAATATCACTGGTGATTATTTCTTAGGTAATGGGGCTTTCCTGAGTGGTGTTATTACTTCTGTTGCAAATATTAACAATGGATCATCTAATGTAACTGTGGTCAGCTCAGGTGGTAATGTTACCGTAGGAGTCGGGGGAGTTTCTAATGTAGCAGTGTTTGACACTACTGGATTATTGGTAACAGGAAATATCACCAGTGGTAATCTAAGTTCTCTTGGTCTAATAACAGCTACTGGAAATGTAACAGCAGCTGGATTCACTTACGCAAATGGCGACCCAGTTGCCGGATCAGGTGCGCAAGGTACTCAGGGTGTACAGGGCGTTGAAGGCCTACAAGGCACACAAGGTGTACAGGGTGTACAAGGTGTTGAAGGTCTACAAGGTGTACAAGGTGTACAAGGCGTAGAAGGATTGCAAGGTGTACAAGGTGTACAAGGTGTACAAGGCGTACAAGGAGTTCAAGCTGCTCAAGGAACACAAGGCGTACAAGGCATTCAGGGCCTCCAGGGTGTACAAGGTGTTCAGGGTGTACAAGCTGCACAGGGCACTCAGGGTGTGCAAGGCGGTCAAGGGGTGCAAGGCACACAAGGTGTTCAAGGCGTTGAAGGATTGCAAGGTGTTCAGGGTGTGCAAGGCGTACAGGGCATTCAAGGTCTCCAGGGTGTGCAAGGTGTTGAAGGCCTACAAGGTACACAAGGCGTACAGGGCATTCAAGGTGTTCAAGGTGTACAAGGTGTTGAAGGATTACAAGGTGTACAAGGTGTACAAGGTGTTCAGGGTGTACAAGCTGCACAGGGCACTCAGGGTGTGCAAGGAGTACAGGGTGTACAAGGCGTTCAGGGCATTGAAGGATTACAAGGTGTACAAGGTGTACAAGGTGTACAGGGTGTGCAAGCTGCTCAGGGTACACAAGGCGTACAAGGCGTAGAAGGCCTACAAGGCACACAAGGCGTGCAAGGTACTCAAGGCGTACAAGGTGTTGAAGGTCTACAAGGTGTACAGGGTGTACAGGGCGTTGAAGGATTGCAAGGTGTTCAAGGTGTGCAAGGCGTACAGGGCGTAGAAGGCCTACAAGGCACACAAGGCGTTCAAGGGATACAGGGTGTTGAAGGCCTGCAAGGTGTACAAGGCGTACAAGGTGTTGAAGGTCTACAAGGTGTACAGGGTGTACAAGGTACTCAAGGCGTGCAGGGCGTAGAAGGCCTACAAGGCACACAAGGCGTACAAGGCGTTGAAGGTTTGCAAGGCACACAAGGTGTACAAGGAGTGCAAGGTGTACAAGCTGCACAAGGTACTCAAGGCGTACAAGGTGTTGAAGGCCTACAAGGTGTACAAGGCGTGCAAGGTGTCCAGGGCGTTGAAGGATTGCAAGGAGTACAAGGCGTAGAAGGCCTGCAAGGCGTTCAAGGCGTTCAGGGTGTGCAAGCTGCACAAGGTACTCAAGGCGTTCAAGGCGTAGAAGGCCTACAAGGCACACAAGGTGTTCAAGGTGTGCAAGGTGTTGAAGGCCTACAAGGCACACAAGGTGTACAAGGTGTACAAGGTGTTGAAGGTCTACAAGGTGTACAGGGTGTACAAGGCGTAGAAGGATTGCAAGGCACACAAGGTGTACAAGGTGTACAAGGTGTTGAAGGTCTACAAGGCGTACAGGGTACTCAAGGTACTCAAGGTGTACAGGGCGTTGAAGGATTGCAAGGTGTACAAGGTGTACAAGGCGTAGAAGGATTACAAGGTGTACAGGGCGTACAAGGCGTAGAAGGATTGCAAGGCGTACAAGGTGTACAGGGCGTTGAAGGATTGCAAGGTGTACAAGGAGTGCAAGGCGTAGAAGGCCTGCAAGGCGTGCAAGGCGTGCAAGGTGTACAAGGCGTAGAAGGACTACAGGGTGTACAAGGCGTGCAAGGCGTAGAAGGACTACAGGGCACACAAGGTGTACAAGGCGTTGAGGGACTACAGGGTGTACAAGGCGTGCAAGGCGTAGAAGGACTACAGGGCACACAAGGTGTACAAGGCGTTGAAGGATTACAGGGTGTACAAGGTGTTCAGGGTGTGCAAGGAACACAAGGTGTACAAGGTGTACAAGCTGCACAAGGCACTCAAGGTACACAAGGTGTGCAAGGTGTAGTTGGTCCAGGAAATACTATAAATGCTGCTGATAATAACAGCACTGCTTCTCTCTATCCTGTAATGATAGGCGCAGCTGGTACTGATCAATTGGCTAATATCACAACCAACGGATTAGTGTTCGATGCTGCAACCAAAGCTCTATCAGTGACTGGTAATATGGTTGGTGGGAACCTCAGCGTAACTGGCACCACCAACAGCACCAGTTATACATCAGGTGCAGCCGTTATATCTGGTGGATTAGGTCTTGCTGGCAATCTAACCATGTTTAGCACAGCACAGATCCACATGGGCGATGATATCAGCCCAGTGATTTTTACTACCGCCAAGATTCAAGTAACTAACAATGTCAATAGTTATAGCCAAATTCTTGGATATAATATAAATCCAGGTCAATCTGCTAGCACAGACTTTGTGGCCACTGCCAACAACGGTGATGATGCATCTTTCTACATTGACATGGGGATCAACAGTAACAATTACTCTGATGCTAATTATACTGCATTTGTAGCCAATGATGGATATTTGTATATCAATAGCGGCAATTTAGGTATTGCTACCCAAACTGCTGGAAAAACTATTAAGTTTTTCACTGGTAATACCTTGGCAGGTAATTTGCGAGTGGAGTTCTGGGATTCTGGTGCCAACATCACCGGATTGTTGTCAGCTAGTGGTAATGTAACTGCTGCAAATATCAACACAGCTGGTCTAATTACTGCAACAGGCAATATTACTGGTGCCAATCTTAGAACTGGCGGAATAGTTTCTGCTACAGGTAATATTACCACTGCTGCAAATATCAATGCCAACAACATAATAGGCACCAGTGTAACAATTTCTAGCACTGGTAATCTAAATTTAAACCCAACTGGCAATGTGGTATTAAGCGCCAACACAATCATCAACAATCTTGCCATGCCTGTGCAAGATTATGATGCAGCAACCAAGCTATATGTTGATAACGTTGCTACAACTGGACTCACATTCCATGAACAAGTTTATGCGGCTACAGTTACCACACTGGAAACAGCTACCAGTGGTATTATCACATACAATCAGCCTAACGGAGCAGGCAATGGTGTAGGTGCTACACTAAAAACTACCGGTACATTCAATCTTATTGACACAGCTAATATTCAAACTGTGGGCACACGGGTATTAGTGCAAACGCAGGCCAATGGTGTGCAAAATGGTGTGTACACCTACGCCAACACTACTGCTATCATTCGCTCAACAGACACCGACGAATACGGGTCAAACAGCACAGAAGAGATTAGTATCAATGATTACTTCTTTGTGACCAATGGTAATGTCAATTCTGGTGCTGCATTTGTTGTGAGTGCTCCTGCAGGTACAATCACATTTGGTACCAGTAACATACAGTTTGTAGAATTTAGTAGAAGTCCAACATACACTGCAAATACTGCTGCTGGGTTGAGTTTGACAGGTACTATATTCAGTGCTAAAGTTGACAATAACACAACTGCATTTGATGGCACAGGAAATATTATTGTTAAAGCTGGCGCCAACTTAACAACTCCTAACATTGGTGCTGCCACAGGTACTAGCCTAAGCACCACTGGTAATATCACAGGCAGTTACATCTTTGGTAATGGGTCACAGCTTACAGGTATTGATTCTGCTGCTATATCAAACGGCACCAGCAATGTACAAGTTTTCAACAACAGCAATGTCACAGTCAGTGTGGCATCCAATTCTAACATAGCAACATTTGCAACCAACGGATTGTCTGTGACAGGATTGGTATCCAGTACAGGCAATGTACAAGGCAGCAACTTGGTCACTGGTGGATTGGCTAGCATTACTGGTAATTTGATTGCCAATAACGGCATGTTTACCAACATAGTGAATGTGGCCAGTTTCACTGGCGGATTGGTTAGCGTAACCGGCAATATCACAGGCGGAAATATTAACACAGGCGGTTTAGTAACTGCTGTGGGTAATGTACAAGCTGCTGGATTCACTTATGCTAATGGTGTAGCAGTAGCAGGGTCTGGACCACAAGGCACAACCGGTGCTCAAGGCACACAAGGTGTAACCGGCGCACAAGGCACAACTGGCACACAAGGTGTTCAGGGAGTACAAGGCGTACAAGGCCGCCAGGGCGTTCAGGGAGTAACCGGTGCACAAGGCACAACTGGCACACAAGGTGTTCAAGGTGTTCAAGGTGTTCAAGGTGTTCAAGGTGGTCAAGGCGTACAAGGCGTACAAGGTGTAACTGGCGCCCAGGGTACAACTGGCGCACAAGGCGTTCAGGGTGTGCAAGGCGTAATTGGCACAACTGGCTCTCAAGGTACAACTGGTACAACTGGCGCTCAAGGCGTCCAAGGTGTTCAAGGTGTACAGGGTGTGCAAGGCGCAACTGGCGCAACTGGCTCACAAGGCACAACTGGCACAACCGGCGCCCAAGGCGTACAAGGTGTGCAAGGCGTAATTGGCACAACCGGTGCACAAGGCGCAACTGGCGCAACTGGCTCGCAAGGCACAACCGGCACAACCGGCGCTCAAGGTGTACAAGGCGTTCAAGGTGTGCTAGGTCGACCTGGCG